CTTGGCATTTAAAGATGTAGCTGAAGCAGTGAGAAGGTATCACGATGTCGCTGTCTATCCCAACCTTGAAGCTGATGATGTGATGGGCATACTTGCAACCGAGGAAGTACATCCCACACGTGTCATAGTTTCAGGTGATAAAGATATGAAGACCATACCCTGTATTCTTCTGAGGAATGGAGATCTTGAAACCATTTCTGAAAAGAGGGCAGATAGAAACTGGATGTCGCAGGTATTGCAAGGGGATAGGACAGATAATATTCCTGGCCTTGTAGGTGTCGGGCCAAAAACTGCTGAAAAAATTTTGGGAGATTCCGAAACCCTTTCTGATATGTGGGACAAGGTGATAGGTGCATACGAGAAGAGGAAACTTACATACAAATCAGCATTACTTTCAGCACGACTCACTAGAATCTTGAGACATGGGGAGTACAATTTACATAAACAAGAAGTATCCCTCTGGGAACCACCCACCACATGATTGATGAAGAACTCTGGCCTCCAATAGATGAGGTACTCATTAGAAAACTAGAAGAGATCTACCCTGATAGATGTCCATCAATAGATGCACACGACCGAGAGATATGGAGGTACGGTGGTCAGGTGGAGTTGGTAAGGATGTTGCGATCTGTATATAATGAGCAGAACAACATCGAGTAAAGATGGCATACAAACCATTAACAAATCCAGTCGCAACTGATGCTGTTGATGCAGCATTTAACAAATATCTAGGCAGATCTGCTGGTGCTTCAGGTAAAGATTACTGGTTAAAGAATTGGGAAGAAGAAAAACAAAAAGCTATGAGCGAAGGCAAGGGTCTAGCCCAAGCCGAAGCTGCTGCTACTGATGCTACTAATAAAAATATTTCAGCAAGCCAAGAAGCAAAAGTTTATGCAGATACTAATATAGCAAGGAAAGCTGTTGAAGGAACAGAATCTTTCAATACTGTTGACGACACACCTGATTGGTACACTGCTGGTACTTACACCGATGATGATATTAATGAGTTTGCAAGTGGAACAAGAGATGAGAACTGGGCAACAAAACTAGATTCAGGAAACTTGGCAGGTTTTCTATCTGATCAGAACTATCAATACGGGACACTGCAAGGAAATACAGTTGGGCAAGAGGGTAATGAGTGGTGGGGATACCAAAAGAATTTAGCTATTGACCACTACATGAGCGATGCTGGTGGTAATTATTCTTTTGATACAGCCAGACAACTTGCCGATGCTAATGTCGCTGCTGATATAGCAAGAAATACAGGACACGAAAACTTTGTTAAGTATGGATCAATAGGATATGGAAATACACTTGATATACAAACAGCAAAAGAAGCAAATGTATCTGCAATTCCTGCTGACGAAGCATTTGGAATAGATCAGGTTTACTTAAACTTTGATCCTCGTGCTATGGAGGCTTTAAAGGGAGGGCTTTGGGGTGGAACTACTGATGATGCTGGCAATTTAGTTACAACTGGCAGCAAAAAGTTTGAGCCTTATTACATAGATGATGATGGGAATGTAGTTACTGGTGATGCTATCCCTGATGACTATGATGGCGATCTAATTACAGATGATCCTGCATCTAAATTTAGGTATGTACCAAATCAAAAGGCTCCAAGTGGATACATGATCACAGCCGATCCAGCATTAGAACTTTCTAAAGTTATACAAGGCGAATCCTCTTCTGTAGGAAGCGATGGCACTGTCGTCTCTGGTTACATGGATGACAGAGGCAGGAAAACTTTTGAGATTCCAACTAATGTTACAAATGTAGACAGCAGCCGATTCTCTTTACCTGATGATGATCCAAATAAATTAACTCTTTCTCAATGGGTTGAGAATCCTGCTAACAAAGCAGCAGTTGAAGCAGGTGATTTCTCTTACAAAAACACAGGAGGAGGATTGGTAGTTAAAGATGGTCAGGTTTATGGACAAGGGACAGGAAAGAGAGGAGGGGAAGATACAAACTTAGGATTAAAAGAGAATGAAACCTTATCAATAGTTCAAGACGATGGCAAAACAACTAATCTTACTGGAGGTAACATCGTTACTAACCCCGCCACCAATACTTCTAACACTACGAACACTACTAATAACCAGATACCTGAAGGAGCTAGTAATATTTACTACGGAAGTGGAGGAGGTGGTAATAAAACAATCATTGCAACACCACCACCAACAAGTAAAACAGCAAAGATGCAACAGATAAAAGATCCTGTAAGAATTAACGCTCAAGCAGCTAAAAAAAGTCAATACAATAAGATAAGAGGAAGGTCACCAGCACGAATTCCTGGTACAAGTGGTAGCCTTAATATCCCCGTTGGTTAGTATCAGGTTATTATTAAGTAACTGCAGGATTTAGCTATGTGTGGTGGTGGTGGTGGAAACAACAACGATGAGCAGATGAAGGCGGCAGAAGAACGCCATCAAGAGAACCTTGCTTTACAAAGAGAGCAGATGGCAGAACAGAAGCGACAGTTTGAATTAAGTAGACAAGATAACCAAGCCAGATATACAGAGCAGAAGAAACAGGCAAAGGCTGCTCCACCTCCACCACCTGAGAAGACAGCAGGTGTTGCTGCTCCAGCCTTTGGATTTAAGAGGAAAGGTAGTGGAAGAAAAGCATTTCGTACTGGTAACAAAGCCACTCAATCATCTGCTCATTCAGCCAAAAGTCTTTACATCCCACAGTAAATGGATTTAAGAATTGACCCTATTGATTTAGTTCCAGGTAAAGGAGCTAAGGATAAAGAGAAAGGTACTACCCTTGCTGCTAGGTACGACCAACTAAAAACTAACCGTGATCCTTTCCTTCAAAGAGCTAGAGATTGTGCAAAAGTAACTAACCCTGCTGCCTGCCCTGACTCCAACATGGGAGATCATGGAAAACTCAAGACACCTTGGCAGTCAACAGGTGCAATGGGTGTTAGTAACTTACAAAATAAATTAAACCTAACCCTCTTCCCTCCTAACACTCCCTTCTTCAAGCTAGAGATTGACAGCCTTGCATTAAGAATAGAAGAGCAAGGGCCAGAGATTAAGACAGAACTCGACACAGCTTTAGTAAAGGTAGAGCAAGCTGTGATGACTGAGCTAGAAACTATGAGTGCAAGAGCATCACTCGCTCAAGCATTTCAACAGTTAATAGTCACAGGTAATGTCCTTCTCTATGTACAAGAAGATAGGGTTAGGACTATACATTTACAAAATTATTGTGTCGTTCGTGATCCAATGGATCATGTGACTGAGATCTTGATAGAAGAAGAAGTATATCCTGAAGCATTGCCAGATGGATTCTTCCCTGATCAGGAGAAGGAAGATGAAAAGCTAGGCCCAGTCAAGAAGACAGTAAAGATACATACATGCGTTAAGACTGAGAACGGTATCACTCGCTGGTATCAGGAATGTAAAGGCAAAGAGATTCCTAATACATATGGCATGTGTCCAATGGATGTAAGTCCTTGGATCATATTGAGGTACGAGAGATTATTTAGTGGAGAGGAGTACGGAAGAAGTCACGTTGAAAAATACTATGGCGACTTGACTGCACTTGAATCTTTATACCAAGCATCAATCGAAGCAGCAGCAGCAGCCTCCAAGGTCTTGTTCCTTGTGAATCCCAACGGTACAACCCGACCTAAAACTCTGTCGTCAGCAGCTAATGGTGCAATAGTTCAAGGTAACGCTGCTGATGTGACTGTCGTTCAAGCCCAGAAGCAGGCCGACCTTCAGATCACAATGAACATGATCGAAAGGATAGAGTCGAGATTAGAGTTTGCTTTCCTACTTAACCAAGCAGTACAACGACCAGGGGAAAGAGTTACAGCAGAAGAAATAAGATACATGGCACAAAGTCTTGAGCAAACTATCGGAGCTTTCTACTCAATACTTACTCAAGAACTACAGCTACCACTGGTACGCAGGTTGATTTACATGTTACAAAAGAAAGGCAAACTACCTGAGTTCCCTAACAGCCAAGAGACAGGTGAACCCTTAGTACAACCAAGAGCAGTAACAGGTCTTGAAGGCATAGGTAGAGGTGATGATATGAATAAGTTAACTGAGTTCTTGTCTGTTACTCAGCAGGTACTAGGCCCAGAGATAGCACAACAGTATGTGAACTACGAAGAAGCACTGCGAAGATTGGCAGCTAGTGCTTCAATAGATACGACTAACCTAGTCAAGACCACCGAGCAACTACAGCAAGA